TATTAATGCCGCCTGATAGTTCATTCTCTTTCGTATCGAGTCCTGCCAATCTTGGTCAAATGATGGATGTCGTTAAAGGATTTGCCAATCAAACGGCTATCAATAACCATTTGCGTATCAAGTGGGATGAGTCTGGCAATGCACCAAGCGGGACGGCCTTGAAAATATTAGAAATGGAAAATTTAGAGTCACGCATAAGCGACATTCCGAAATGGAAGGATTGGGAACATGAAAGATATGAAGTGGATCGGGAGATTATCCGTGTACATACAGGCAAAGATATGGGTGAAAATTATTCGGTGGATTTCGCCGAAGTAGAGTTCCCCCAAAGCCCGAAAGAGGAGCGAGAACATTTAGAATGGATGATGGCCAAAGGCTTAATGAGCCGTGAAGATTTGATCAAGCATTATAACCCGGACATAACCGATGAGGATTTGCAGAAACTTATGGACAGGGTAGATGAAAGCAAACAGGCCGAAGCCGAAGCGACCAAACCCGTATCACCAATACAAAGGATTTTAAATGCCTGATCCGGTGGACAGATTCATGAGTCAAATCGCAAACATCGAGAAACAACTTCTTGATGATCTGAAAAAGATTGCCAAAGGATTAGATAAACTAACCGAAGCTGAACTGGTAAACGTCATGCGTGAATTGGACTTCTTTCAGGAACTATTAGATCGTGGATATACCAACGCCGTTAATGGATTGATGGATGCCTATGAAGGACAGATTGAGAACATCGCAAACGAAGCTGCCAAGCGGGGGATCCATGCGGTGAAAGGGCCAAGTGTTGAGCAGTTGCAAATATTACAGGACTTGGAAGCAGAGAAACTTTTGGGTAAAGCGGCTAATTATGCCAACGATTTGAAAGACGGATTGTTCAAAGGTATCGTGGCCGGGGATAGACCTTCTCAGATTGTGAATAGATTAGCCGAAAAGATCAATCTTGAAACGCATCAACTCAACGTCGCGGTACATGATGGTATTCGTCAGTTTGATGATGTGGCACGGCACAAGGTATTTGAAGGCGAAGATGTACGGTGGACTTATGTAGGACCGTTGGATGATGTTACGCGGGATATATGTCAAGCCACGATTGATAGTGAGCCGGCTAAAGGATATACTGAAGATGAAGTAAACGCAAGTCTAACTCCCTTCGGTGAAAGGGGCGGATTTAATTGCCGTCATTCTTGGATGGTGATATGAAGGCACAAAACATAATCAAATTCCCTAAATCCCTATGGGCGAAGGTCGGCGGTAAAGCAGCCACTAAAGTCGTGAAAGATTCGGATAAGGGGAAGGGATATAAAAAAGATTTTAAAGCATACACATCTGAATATGCCAAACAGAAAGCCGCCGGGAAGGCCGGGCCAAAGGGCGTAAGTACATCAAGACAAGTATCCCCGCCTAACTTGAGACTGACGGGCACGATGCTGAACTCTATATCGGCACAGAAGCCAAAAGAAACAGGCGTGGATATTGTTTATCGTGATGGATTGAAGGTGGAGTACAACGCCAAGATGGGGCGGGATATATACGGCATTTCTAAAGATAACGAAAAAAGAATTACAGATGAGTTGAGCGATTATATCGGCAAACAGATCGGTAAATATGCGCGGGATTCAATTAATATAACCATTGGATAAGATTTAATGAACAACAACAGGAGACAGTAATGTCAGAAGCACAAGCAACCGTGCAAGAACCGACCCAGGATAAGGGGCAAGAGGTGACGACTCAAAGTCAGACCACACCCGACACTTCCGGGCAGTCGGAGTTATTGCACGAAGTAATGGCCAAGAAGGAAAAGATCAAAGGTCTTGAATCCAAATTGGCGGAAATTGAAGCAAAAGAAGAAAAACGGAGACAGGAAAGAATGTCTGAGGACGGCAAGAAGGACGAACTGATTGCCGAACTGCAAGGCACGATTAATCAACTGTCCCCATATAAAGAACGCCTGGAAACTCACGAGGCAAATCGCCGTCAAGTTCTGCTTGAGCGATTGCCTGAGTCCAAACAGGACAAATTTAAGGAGCATCCAATAGATGTTTTGGAAGATTTGGCACACGAATATTCCCAACCCGGTATAAAGGTGAAGGTGGACAACCAACCTCCCGGTGCTTATGGTGGATATACTTCGATGGCCGAATGGGCTGCGAACGATCCGAAAGGATATAAGGCGCAGAACAGAGCCACAAGCGGAATAACGGTGGGCTATGGCCCAAAAGTATAAACCGTTTGGAGTCGATCTCGACCCGAAAGGCGAACTCGCTGAAAGGAATTTGCCAGACGGGGATATACACGCCAAGATAAAAGGCGAATCCGTGTCTTATGACATAATGATCGACGAGTTAGAAGAACGTGCCAACAATGCAGCACGGGGTAAACCTGTGGCTTCCAAAAAATACTTCTCTGGGTGGACTCCGCCTAAAAAGGAAAGTAAATAATGGCTGAAACTGATACCGGTGTCGCGGTAGGTGGTCTCGATAAAGTCATTGGAGATGCAATTATTGCCTTCAATGAAGTAAACGTGATGTATCCTCTCGTGAACGCCAAACAATGCCCCCCAGGGGCAATCACGGTTCAATGGCCCGAATATACGGCTATTGCTTCCTCAAGCGTAGGTGCAGGAACTGACGGTACTGATTATTCAACTGTCACTTCAGTAACTACAACAGCCAGATCAGCAACCGTTTCTGAACACGTTATACGTGCAGACGTAACGGACCTCGCAGTAATGGGAAATGCCGATGATATCGCCGGAAATACCGGTGCTATTCTTGGTAATGCCGTAGGTGCGAAGCTCGATGCAGACTTATCAGCACTCGGAACTGGCTTCTCGCAGACAGAGTGTAGTGCGGGAACGGCTCTTACATTAGACCACATTTTCGGTAAAAAACTTGCCGCTTGTGCATAGTAATAGCACAATGAAAATCGCGGAATTAAGCGGGAAACCTACGTCGAGAGATATGGCGACCCGAACTGAAGGCTATTCAAAGAATGGTCAAGGGCAGAGCATAGGGATTGAAATAACATCCCCAAGAGGCCGCGACAGCCTGAATAAGGTTGAAAAGGTATGCCGATACCTATTGGAAACGATAGGATTCAGGATAAAAAGCCTGATACAACAAATGAGTTTAAGACAATTAAGAGCCGCAAATGCGCCTGCTCCCTATAATCTTGTAATGTCTGATAAAGGCATTTGGGGATCAAAGGGAATGCAAGGTCTGCTTGTGGACGTAGCTGTAACTGGTTCAAACTCAAAACCCGGCTCACTATTGGGTGAACAAGGCCAGGAGATGTTATCTCGTGGTTTCGTTACTTCAATCGGTGGAATCGACGTTTATTTCAGTAATGAAATAGAAGACGATGTCTCTTCGGGTGGCGATTCTGCTTCCTTCATGTTCTCAAAAGGAGCATTGGGATTAGCAGTAGGACCGGAAGGTCTATTCAGAATTGAAACGGAACGTAACGCTTCTTTCAGAAGCACAGAATACGTTGCAACTGGATTCTGGGGTGAAGTTGAAACTAAAGATGCCTTCGGTGTCTATATCCTTCACGACGTTAGCTAAAAACTGACGACTTGGTTCGGGGTGGTTTGCGCTGCCCCGATCCGCTAAACATGGAGTAATTATGTACTTTAAAAGACCTAACGGCGATGTAATCGAATATGATAAGGATCGCCACGACTTGAAATCCTTCAAGGTTCGCTTTGAAGAATGTGATAAAGACGGCAACGTCAAGAAAAAGAAAAAGGCTAAATAATGGCACTCGGATCTAAAACACATATCAATTCTTTATTAAAAGAATACTGGTTAGACGTGGCCGGTTCAACCACCGCCAAGTCTTTAAACGATGCCATGCGGGCGGGACTGACGGCTCTGGGATTCTCCGGGTCAATCAGTAAGATGCTCAAGGCATGGGCCAACGATCAGGCGGGTACTTCCAACGCTTCGATCTCGGTGGCGTTAAAGAACGCAATGGCGGACATGGTAGGCGAAACTGTTTCTGATGTAACGGCGGGACTGAAAGAATACATGGGACAGATTAATTGGAACGCTTTATTAGTAAAATTTGAAGATGAAGATCGACAATGGTCTTACATCGACTAACCGCACGGAAAGCCGTGCAAAATAATCTCATGGAAAGGAGATAACAATGGCAGCTTTAGGCTCACAAAGTATCGCTTCCTCATACGAACAACTTTTACACGTTGATGCGGATGGCGGCGGTAACT